TTTAAGCCCATACTCTGCTGGTCAGATTATGAACACTTTGCCTCCTACTGGCTATCCAGTAAGGCTAGGAATTGTGGCTTACGCAAATACTCCTAATGGTGCTATATATATAACAAAAACCAATGTTTATGCTTTGGCATCAAACATAGTTGGTCAAGTTGCTATTGCAAACGGAGGCACAAATGGAACGGCTACTCCTACTGCTGGTGCTATCGCCTATGGTTCTGGTACTGCTTATGCATTTACTTCAGCAGGTACTAGCGGCCAAGTTCTAACCTCGGCGGGGGCAAGCACACCCACTTGGTCAAACCCCACCGCCTCGATAACGATTACTGATGACGTAGCAACAACAAGCGCCCGCTATCCGTTGTTTTCAAGCGCTACAAGCGGCACAATATCAACAGAGTACACAAGTTCTACCAAGCTGCAATACGTGCCTTCTACGGGCGTTTTAACGGCCACAGGCTTTGCTGGTTCTGGTGCTTCCTTAACAAGCCTGACCGCTGGTAACTTGTCTGGCACGATTCCATCTGGTGTTCTTGGTAACTCAACGGTCTACATTGGAACAACTGCGGTTGCGCTTAATCGTGCGTCTGCTTCAATCAGTCTGACAGGCACAAGCATTGACGGTTCTGCTGGCTCTGCGACTACGGCGACCACGGCCACCAACGCAACGAATACGGCTATTACAGACGATACAAGTTCTAGCGCTACGTTTTATCCTACTTTTGTAAGTAACACGACAGGTAATCTGCCGCAACTTACATCGTCTAGCAAGCTGCAATATCAGCCAAGCACAGGCACGACAATTTCGACCATTATCCAAGCTGGTACGCAAGCTAACTACATCCAAGCGACAGGTGGCGCAACGGGTAAAGCCGTACAATTTCAGTCGTTAGGTAGCGATGCGGCTGTATCCCTAGCCATACAATCCAAAAGCACAGGGGCAATAGACCTAGCGGCTGGTTCTAGCGGTGTGAACATTTCTAACGGTGGTACGGTTACTGCGGTTACTAGGACTGTGGCTGGTTCTGCTTATACAACTAACCCAACTCCATCAATAACTGCGCCAACTACTGCTGGTGGAGTACAAGCTACGGCAACATGCACAATTGGTGTAATAACTGCTGTTGTGTCTGCTGGTGGTTCTGGTTATTTAGTTGGCGATGTACTTACAATTTCTGGAGGTACATCAACAACTGCGGCGACTGTAACCGTTGCTACTTTATCAGGTTCTGCCGTTGCTACTGTCACTATTTCTAACGTAGGTGCATATACAGCTTCTCCATCTAATCCCGCCTCTACTACTGGCGGCACAGGAACTGGAGCTACTTTTACACTTGGCTTTGGTATTAATACCACATTCACCATCACAGCTGCTGGTTCAGGCTACGTAGAACAACCAACAGTAACCTTTAGTGGTGGTGGTGGTAGTGGCGCGGCGGCTTATGCTAGTGTGGGTGGCGGTACGATTATTCGTGCATTAGGTTCTACTGGTCTTCAATCTTTAGATTTTTATACGCCATCAGGTATTAACACAGGTATACCAAACTTTAGAATTCGTGATACTGCTGGTGATTCTTATTGGACTTCATCTAACCAATCAGGTTCTGCAATTTTACAAAGCAGTAACAGCGGTATGTTTATTGCTAACAGCACAGGTGTTTTAGATTTTAAAACTGGTGGCGGCAACCAATACAACCAATTACGTGTATCCAACACCACATCAGCAGTTAACTACGTACAAGTAACGGGTGCGGCTACTGGTGGTAACCCAGTCATTTCATCGCAAGGTAGTGATGCGGCAATTCCTTTAGTTTTACAAGCAAAAACAAGCATTATTAAATTTTTGACTGGTAATGGCGCAGAAAACTTTAGAGTAAACACCATAAGCAGTACAGCAAACTATTTAGCTGTAAGCGGTGCGGCGGCATCTTCTTCACCATCTTTAAACGCTCAAGGTTCAGACGCAGACATAGACCTAACCCTAACACCCAAAGGCGCAGGTGCTGTTAAAACAACTAAAAATGCCTATGTAGGCTCTAACTTATACATTGCACCATAAGGAAACAAAATGGCTCTAATTAAATCAATTGACACAGATTACGGAATACCTGCTACTTATTGGAATATAGGTGCTGTGCAGGAAGACTTTAAAGGCCAAGGCACAGAAGTCACGTTTTACGGCTATGCCTCACAAGAAGCTAGGCAAGCTGGTAAGCAGCCATTGAGCGCAGGAAAAGTACAAATCGCAGGCGATGAATACGTAGCAGGTGCAGACAGAGCGCAGTTATACGCAATTATTAAGCAAAAGCCAGAGTTTGATGGCGCAACAGACGTTTAAGGAAAAATCATGGGAAACTTAGTATTTCAAGCAACATTAGGCGGTCAGGTCAGCTTAGTCGGCCCTAACACAGCGTCCACATTTACGCTAAACGTGCCTGCGGTTTCTAGCACGTTGGCTACATTGGCAGCCAATACCTTTACTGGTACACAGACGCTATCCACGCTGACTAGCCCCGCGGCTACTAACTTGCTGATTCAATCTGCTGCTACTACCGCAGTAACGATAGACACATCGCAAAACGTGGGAGTGGGTGTTACTCCTACTACAAGATTTAGCGTTGACAATGCTCGTAGCGATACGGCGGGCACTGGCTGGCTAACATGGACTAGCACAGGAAATACAACTGCTAAATGGGGACAACGTGTAAATACAAGCAACGTCTACGCATTTGATTATTACAGCGGGTCTGCTTGGTCTAATTATTTAAATATTGATGCTAGTGGTAATTTGTTATTAGGCACAACAAGTATTATTGGTTCTGGCAAAGCATCAATTTTATTTAGCGGCGCAACACAGAACGCTATTGAAGCACAAGACAGCGGAACAAATAGCGGAGCCGCTTTTGCTTCTTTTAGAAATTCTGGCGGAACTCAAATCGGCTCAATTACCCGTGTGGGCACAACAAACGCTGTTATTTACAACACATCTTCTGACCAACGTCTCAAGTCAAATGTTGAAAATGCCACACCAGTTTTAGATAAATTGTTGACTGTAAAGGTTCGCCAGTTTGATTGGACTGAAGGCGACCTTCACCAAGACTATGGTTTTATTGCACAAGAACTTGAACCAATATTGTCTGGTATTGTTACCAAGGGCAAAACAGAAGAAGATGTTTGGCAATTAGACTATTCACGTCTAACACCGCATCTTGTAAAAGCAATCCAAGAACAACAAGCTTTAATTGACACACTAACTGCCCGTGTAGTGGCTCTGGAAGCAAAATGAACTACGCTTGGAAAATACTAGACATTTACGCAGAAGGTGAGAAAATAACGTCTGCAAAGTATAATTGTGCTGTGTTTGATGGTGACAAAACCATAGATACAGAAGGCTACGCTACTTTTGACGGCGAGGCGACAGTTCCATTTTCTGAAGTAACAGAGGAATTGGTTGCCCAATGGGTAGAAAGCGCATTTACTGTAAACGGTGAGTGTTCAATAAAAAAGAGACTAGCAGAGCAATTGGCGAGTTCGGTCAAACCAGCCGTAGCGCCTTGGAAACCGCAGGTATTTACCCCAAGTTTGTAAGGACGGCAAATGACAGCACCGATTGACATAATTTCCCGCGCATTGAAAGACATCGGCGCGTTGGAAGCAGGTGAGACACCAACGCCAGAAGCCGCCCAAGACGCATTTGATATGCTCAATGACCTTGCTGACCAATGGTCAAACGAGGACATGATGGTCTACTACAAGAGTGAAATCGTTTTCACGGTTACCTCTGGTCAGACCCAATACACAATTGGCCCAACGGGAAACATTAACGCTAACTTTGTTGGCTCTATTTCGGGCAACATTCTTACCGTTACCTCGATAAACTCTGGCGGCATTAACCTTGGCCAATATCTGTCAGGCACAGGCATTACCGCGGGTACAAAGATAGTGGCGTTTGGTACAGGCGCTGGCAACAATGTAAACGAAGCTGGAACGTACCAAGTCAACATAAACCAAAGCGTATCGTCTACAACTATGACGGGCTACTATGAGCGCCCACTAGCGATAGATTCTGCCTTTGTGCGTGTAAACACTACGTCTAACGGACAGCCTATTTATAGCGGTGGACTAGATTACCCCGTATCGGTGCTAAACCTTGAAGACTACGAAATGATTGGTCTAAAGACGCTAAACGGCCCTTGGCCAAAAGCAATCTATTACCAGCCATCCGAAATCCTTGGTAACTTATATGTGTGGCCAAACCCATCTCAAGGCGAAATGCACATATTCGCTAATACGCTGTTTCAGCGATATGCAAGCCTGTATGACGTAATTGCCTTACCACAAGGCTATTCAATGGCGCTACGTTGGTGTTTGGCAGAGCGTTTAATGCCTATGTACGGTAAGGCTAGTCAGACGCAAATAGCGATGATTAACGCATACGCAGCACAAGCAAAAGCCACGATTAAGCGCACAAACATGAAGCCTCCGATGGTGTCACGTTATCCTGATGCGTTGTTGGTGGGGCGTCAGCGCGATGCTGGTTGGATTTTGAGCGGAGGCTTTGCGAGATAAATATGGCAGATTTTGGCTTTGTCGGCCCCTCTTACCCTGCTACATCAATTTACGTTGACAGCAATGAGTGTATAAATTTCCTCCCAGAAATTGACCCACTTAAACAGCCTGGCGACCGTGGCGTGGTGGCGTTATATCCTACGCCTGGATTGACCGTAAAAGCTCAAATGCCTAACCAGCAAGAAGTTCGTGGTATGCGTACTCTTTCTGGTGGCACAAAGATGTTGGTTGTGTGCGGGCCTTACGTTTATGTGTTGGACTCTACGCTTAACCCTACGATTGTTGGCGAACTGTCTACGTCTACTGGTCGTGTGACCATATCTGACAACGGCATAAATGCTTATATCGTAGACGGCACTAATCGTTATACATGGCGTATCGCAACGGTTACCTCTGCGGTGTTTACGGGTTCTACCTCTGGCACAACGCTTACGGTAAGTTCTATCAAGTTTGGCACTCTTGCTGTTGGCCAGCACTTTTTTGCTGTTGGCGCATTGCAAGAGACGGTTATCACCGCATTGGGTACTGGCTCTGGTGGAACAGGCACATACACAATTGGGTTATCGCAAAACATTGGTTCTGGTCAGATGTACACGTCAAGCCCAGGCGCAATTGTCACGGGCGCTATTTCTGGCACTACTTTGACTGTATCGGCAGTAACAAGCGGCACGTTGTATGTGGGGCAAACTATCCAAGGAAGCGGAGTAACCTCGCAAACCATCATTACAGCCCTTGGAAGCGGTTCTGGCGGCACAGGCACATACACTGTCAATAACTCACAAACGGTGGCTTCTAGAACCCTTTACGCCCTTAATTGGACTGTTCTTCCGTCTACGGATGGTGCGTTTACTGGTGGCGATACTTGCGACATTGTTGATAACTATTTTGTGTATAACCGACCAGCGTCTCAGCAGTGGGGTGCGTCTGGTGTTCTATCGCCTATTTCTGGTTCTACGTCATTTTCAAGTAAGGATGGTTCGCCAGATAACTTAGTCGGTCTTATTGTCGACCACCGCGAAGTCTATTTAATGGGTGAGGCATCGTCTGAGGTGTGGACGGATGTGGGCGCAAACCCATTCCCGTTCCAAAGAATACCTGGCACTAACACCCAACACGGCATTGCGGCTAGATTTTCGTTGGCACGTTTGGGTGATTCTTTTGCCTATGTTTCCCGCAATAACCGTGGGCAGGCTCAGATTATGCAAATGAAGGGTTATATACCGACTCGCATATCTAACCACGCGGTTGAGAACTCTATTGCTAACCAATACGTTGATGACGCTACATCTTGGACTTATCAGCTTGAAGGCCATGAAGTTTATGTGGTGACGTTTCCCACTTTAAACTTAACTTGGGCGTTTGATATTGCCTCTGGTATGTGGCATAAATGGCTATATACCAATAATGACGGCACTTATTCTCGGCATCGTGGAAACTGCTGTGCGGTGTTTCAAGGCATGGTCTTGGTGGGCGATTACGAAAATGGCTCAATCTATGAGTTAGACAAGCAGAATTACACGGATAACGGTCAAAACGTGCGTAGATTACGCAGAGCGCCACACCTAGTGTCTGACCTGCAAAGACAGTATTTTGATGAATTGCAGATTCAGTTTCAGCCTGGCGTGGGTACTAGCGGGTTATCTGTTGCTGGCACTTATCTTGGTGACCCTTACATTATTTACCCAAATGCCAATTTAGTTATTGCGGCTAATGATACGGTCTACATTGGCATAAAAAACCCAATTAACTCAAGCACACCGACAAACTATCCACAAGCAATGCTTAGATGGTCAAATGACGGTGGCTCTACTTGGTCGCGGGAATACTGGGTGACTATTGGTCAACTAGGAAAATACAAAAATCGTGCCATTTGGAGACGATTGGGTATGGCTAGGGATAGGGTATTTGAGGTATCGGTAACAGACCCAATAAATGCGGTAATTGTTTCCGCTAACCTAAAAGCTAGTGCGGGGGAGAATTAATGGCTACGGGCATTTACAACACCTCGCAGTTAAATCCTTACCCACAGTCTGAATTCCTTGATAGGCAGACTAAGAGGCCGACACGGGCTTGGCAGCAGTTCTTCCTTAATCTGCTTAACTTTAGTTCTGCGACAACGGCAACGGCGGGGTCTGGTACTTTGCCTGCTAACCCTGTTGGGTTTATCAATATCACGATAAACGGTGTGCCTTACAAAGTGCCATATTACAATGTCTAATATGTCAATCGCTCAATTATTTGCGGAAAGAAAAGGCACATTTGAGTGTGACTTGGGTACTGTTCACCATTTTTCTGATGGACTGTATGCCAAAGAAATGTTAATACCAAAGGGTTATCAAGCGGGTCAACACGCTCACAAGTATTCGCATTTAAGTATTTTGGCAAAAGGTAGCGTTAAAGTCATAACT